CCAAAATAGAATTACTGTTTACTGTTTTTAATCCCCCGACATTTACCAAGTTTGGGGTGTTATCAATAACGGTTGTACCGCCTACCTGTATCGCCATCTTCGTGTCCTTTCACTATTAGCGTTTCAGTTCGTCTATTTCGGCCTTCAATTCCTTTATTGCCTCAACCAAGTGACCAATCATTCCAACGTAGTTGATTGACTTGATCCCTGTTTTATCATCCGTGTTGACGACATCTGGCAAAATCGGCTCGACCTGCTGTGCAATAAAGCCATGACCGCGTGTGCCTGTGTCTTTCCAATCAAATGAAACACCCTCGAGCTGCGTGACGTCGGACAACGCATTTGCGATAGGCTCTACGTTTTCTTTCAGTCGCGCGTCCGATGTGCTATTCAAGTCACCAGTGACAAGGACATGCGGCGAACTGTTTTTGACCTCTAGACGCTCTGTGCCTCCAACGACAACGCGCCACTGATCCGCTGCGTGAAACTGCATGTATGTGTTGGTGTCACCATGATGGAATATCTGATCACATCCGTAGATGTCGTAGTTATTCATATCTAAATGACGCGCCATTTCCATGTAAGTGGTGCCTGTGGTGAAATTGGCTATGCCGTTTGCATATAACGTTACACCACCGTTTTCTTGCATCTGCATATGCCAGTCGCCGTTTTCGTCGTCGTAAAGGCCCGCGGTAGAACCATCAGTCATAAACGACCAACGGCCTTCATTGGAGCTATTGCGAATTTGTAGACCGCCCCATGTTGACGTGGACGATGTAATCTGTAGCAAGTCTGCGCGGTCTGTACTTTCCGCCAATGTAACAGTCGATCCAATTGCCAAAGAGGTTACTGATGGCGTTGATGACATGTTAAATGTTATGGTTTCGTTTGAACTTTGGTTCGTCGTGAAGTTGCCACCGCCACTGAGGTTTGTACCCGCGCTCAGCGTTATAGTCGCATTGGCAGGGATGGTGTCTGTGTTTGTTACTGTTTCTGTCGCGCTAGTAATGCCCGTGACGTGTCCATAACCATCAAGCGTGATGTCTTGAATATATGTGCGACCTGAGTTGTTTACAGATGCTTGGCTCGACGTATCAGCGTGGGTGAACGTAAGATCATAGGGATCACCGTCTGTACCATTAGACGTGTCTGTCCAATTGATATCGATGCCACCACCTTCGACAAACTTAACTTCTTTCCCGTTGTTAATTGTGACCTCTGTTCCGTCTCCATCCTCAAGCTGGAAAGATGACATAGACCCAGTACCAGTTGCACCTGTCGTAATCGCGGTAACATGCCCCCGCGCATCAACAGTAATCTGGTCAATCTTTGTGCCATTTGCTGTCGAGCCATATGTTCCTGACAGCGCGGATGTGTCGGCGTGATTGATTGTAATAGTTTCGTTTGAACTTTGGTTTGTCGTAAAATTACCGCCTGTCGTGAGGTCAGTACCTGCAGCGATTGTGATCGTGGCATTGTGTGCTGCCGCTGGGATGGACAATGCCTTAGATGTCAGCGCCGTGACGTGACCGTATGTGTCGAGCGTAACATCCTGAATAACAGTGTTTCCGCTGTTGTTTACAGACGATTGAGATGACGTATCAGCGTGTGAGATTGTACGGTTTGCGTTTAATTGACCACCGCCTGTCAAGCCGCCACCTGCTGAGATTGACGTCGAAACATTAAATGACAGATCATATGGATCACCATCTGAGCCTGTAGATGTATCAGTCCAGTTGATGTTAATCCCACCAGCCTCGACAAACTTCCACTCTTTGCCGTGGCTAATCGTGACCTCAGTCCCGTCACCATCTTCTACCTGAAATGTAGTTAACTGGTTTGTGTTGGTGTTCGTGACCGTTTCTGTGGCGCTGCTTATGCCAGTAATGTGACCGTAACCATCAAGCGTAATATCTTGGATGTAAGTACGCCCAGAATTGTTCACCGATGCTTGGCTTGATGTATCCTGGTGATTGATCGTAATTGTTTCGTTAGAAGCCTGATCAGTCGTAAAATTACCGCCACCCGTCAGAGCATTCCCAGCAGATATTGTGATTGTTGCATTGTTGGGAACGGTATCTGTGTTCACGACCGTTTCAGTGGCCGTCGCAAGCCCAGTGACGTGGCCATAGGTGTCTAAAGTGATGTCTTGGATGTATGTGCGTCCAGAACCGTTCACTGATGCCTGAGAAGACGTATTAGCATGACTAAGAGTAACGTCGCCTGTACCCCCACCAGTCAGGCCAGACCCCGCCGTAATGGTTTGATCATCCTTCGCGTTGGCCTCTAAGCCATTCAACTTCGTGTGGTCGGCATCTGTGAAAACATTACTGTCGCTTGCCGCTTCGACTTTAGCACGGATTTGCGCAGCTGTTTGATCAGCAGTAGCACCGCTTTCGATGCCGTCTAGTTTGCTGCCATCTGCCGAAACATCGCGCCCATCAACGGTGCCACTAATTGTTAGATTGCCCGTTAGGCTGACATTACCGCTGGCATCGCGCACAAGGTACTTTTCAGCAGGCACCGTGACAAAAATCTCTTTGGTACCAGCGCCCCAGTTCACGGCTGCATCGCTATTTGAACTTTCTAAAATTGTAACGCGGCTGAGGGTGGTGCCAGATGCGGTATAGCTTCCGACACCTACCTCGTAATCCGTGCCATCGGTGCAAGCGTAATAGGTTGTGTTGCCATCACCAACGGCTGCAAAGGATTGGAACCCGTCCACAGCTCCAGCCAAAGCATAAGTGCCAGTAGACGTGGTTGTGGTTGTCTCTTTTACGCGATCTGCAATCTCTAACGCCATGATCGAGTTCCTTGTATTTGTTACGCTGGGTCTGGGATGCCGATGTCAAACGCGGCAAGCGTGAACGTGTTCCCGCTGGTTACAGACTGGGAAGCAGTGAGTGCACCAGTGGCAAGCAGACGTGAGTTTGAAGTATCAACCAGCGCATAATGCGTTGCAGTACCTGTGCCTGTCACAGAGCCATCTGTGATTTGCGCTACGGTAACTTTTCTACCACCACCAGAGCGGTCGCCAGGCGCACCAATTGACAGCGATGTCGAATTGCCAAGCGTATGCGTAGAGGTTGCAGAGGTGTACGTTGTCGCTTCTTGCGAAGTCACATGAACAGCGTCTGCTTCGGTGTCGAGAACGGTCAGCCCGTTGTCAAACACTCGGTCGTTAAGTGTTGCCATATCTAAGTCTCCTTATTGGATTGGCCGTTTTCGAGAGCCGTGACTTTTGCCGTCAGCTCCTTTACCGCCTCGATCAAAACCGCGACGATATTTTGGTAAGACACCGACAAAAGATTGGCTTCTGTCTGGTGAACTAAAGAGGGAATGATTTGCTGTACTTCTTGAGCGATCAGGCCAACAGAAGGTTTATTATTGTGCGCCCAATTAAATCGAACGCCACGTAGAGCGCCCACAAGATCAAGAGCGTTTTCCAGCGTAGATACATTACGTTTAAGGTTGGCATCTGATAGCGCGTTAAAATCAACCGCTTCGATCTTTTCCACGCGATCATTTGTTTGATCCAACTCCAACAACGTAATCCAAGCATCGTCAGCCTCGTTGCGCATTTTTAACTTGTTTGTATCAGTCTCATACCAAAGCTGATTGGCATAAGTGGTGCTGGGAGCATCGGCCCCACTGCTGAGAGACGCCAAGGCTTGCAGCGCATTATTTATGTCTGTGCGGGCGCTTGAGGCCGTTTGATTGGCAATACTGAAATCATGCTGTGACAAGATTAAAACTCCGCTATGGCCGTCAGTTCGGAAACGACAGGTGAAACATTTGCAGTTGAATTGGATAGGACCGCTCTGAAGCGGACATAACGGGCTGTTACCTCTCCGCCCGCTGTCGCATAAGCAGACCAAGTAGAGGCATCGTTACTTGTTCCGATTTGGATAACGACATCGTAATCACCAAAGTCAGTGGTTTCGTTTGTCAGATCGTCAAAGTTTCCAGGCCACGTGTCCCAGTTGTTTGGAATGTCATCCCAATTAACTGACCCGCTAACCGCGCTGCCATGCTTTCGAGTTAAGGTAAGGGCACTAGAAATTCTAACTGTCCGCGTCGTGCCCGCGTCAATATAGCCGACCCCATCATGCGAAAAATCATAGGTGCCTGAAGCGCCGCTTGAGCTATAGCTGGTTAACAGAATTGTTGAGCCAGATTTTGTGACGTTAGACTTGGCACCGTCAAACGGCGTTGCATCGTTATGCTCTTCGTCAGTGTGCGTCTGTCCTAGGCTTGGCAATTCGTTAGATAGAACAACGGTGCTGGCCGCAGTCGTGCTTTCATTGCCCGTCTTATCAATTGCGCTGACAAAAAAGCTGCCTGCTTGTGCAGGGAATGACACGCTGGTTGCTGGTCGTGCGATCTTATCGATTTTCCGCAAGGTACTGGCACTGCCAAAGCTGCCCGACGTGTTTGAATTATACCACAGCGAATAGTGCGAAAGATCAAGATCGGTAACGGCAGGCCAAAAGAAGAACAGACTGCCACCAGATAATTGATGTGATAGTGAACTCGGCGCAGATGGCGGTGTGCTGTCTGCAGTGACATTAAGCGTCGTAACCTCTGGATCACCTCTAAAGCCAAATGCATTAACGGGCGTGGCACGGACACTATAGCTTATCGCAGGCTCACTAATTTGCGGCACTTCGATGTCATTAGCTTCAAACCGCGCGATGTTGGTAGACCCCGCAATGCGGCCCTGCCCCATTAGCTTATATTCGCTGTCAGATGTCTTTTTGTATTCAAGCGTAACGTAATCAATTCGCTCGCCACCACTCGTATTTACGTTGGCCACTAAAGCTGTGGTCACGTTTTCGTTTACGATCCGATATTCTTGGCTCAGCGTTAGACCAATGGATGGTACTTCGTAGTAAGGCAGCAGCGTTGTATTGTTGGACGAAACAGCCTGTTCGTTTGCAACAGACCACTCGTGCGCCGCTTGGCTTGTTTCTCGCAGTTGAAGGTTTACGCGTAAGTCGCGCTC